CGGCGCTAGATTTCATCTTAAGGGGATGGATTGTCCTAGAAACGGGTCATCTGGATACGCCACAAACAACCCGTGGCGACCCTGTACAATGCGGGGAATTGACATAGGATTATCTTAGCATAAACTTGAATAATAACTTGCATATTCAAGCATATGGTGTATAAGTAAATATGGCTGGCGCACCAAAAGGAAGCAGGAACAGACACAACGCCGCGCTTGTCGAGCGTGCTATCCGTAGGGCCCTCGCTAGGGAATATGGGAGTGTATCTGAGGGACTGATTAAACTCATGTCCAAGCAGGTATCTAAGGCAAGTGAAGGCGATGCTAACAGTGTCAACACCATCCTAGACCGCCTAGCAGGTAAAGCGCACCAGACTGTTACGGCTGATGTTACAAACACCATCGTAGACTTGAGGGACAGTGACAGCCTTGCAGACAAGCTCGAAAAAGCCCTTACCGGACGCCTGGAACAACCCGCCGAACCTCCGAAGCGTACCATTCAGTGAATTACTTGGTGTTTGGGATAGTCTAGATGGCAAAGGTGAATTTCCTGATGCGGTCCGTGCGCTTGCCATTTGTGACCGCTATTATCTTCTTGTCAAAATCCTGGGTAGAACCGACGTCTGGCATCCGTGGGTATACGCTAGGTGTCGCGAGGTGGAATCGAACCCTGACGGATACTTGGATATATGGGGTAGAGAGCATTATAAATCCACCATTATCACGTTTGCGGGTTGTATTCAGGAAGTATTAAAGAACCCCGAAATAACCATCGGCATATTCAGTCACACCAAACACATAGCTAAAGGTTTTCTTGGTCAGATACAGCGTGAATTAGAAGCCAACCAAAAGCTATTGGCATTATTCCCGGACGTACTCTATGCCAACCCCTCGAAAGACAGTCCCTCATGGTCCTTGGACAATGGACTGGCTGTAAGACGCTCCACTAACCCGAAAGAATACACGCTCGAAGCGCATGGGCTGGTTGACGGTCAACCCACCTCAAAGCACTTCCAGTTACTCGTCTATGATGACGTTGTTACAAGAGAATCGGTTAGTACCCCTGAACAAGTCCAGAAGACTACCCAAGCCTGGGAGCTGTCGGATAATCTCGGCGTGGCCGGTGGACGTAAATGGCACGTTGGGACGCGGTATGATTTCGGTGATACATACGCTGAGATAATCAAACGCGGTGCTGTGATTCCTAGGATATACCCCGCTACGCATGACGGGACTATCACCGGACAACCTGTATTGATGACCAAGGCCCAATGGGAGGAAAAGGTCATAACGCAGGGCGAAGCTACCGTATCCTGTCAGCTACTCTGTAATCCCCTGGCCGGGCATCAACGGATGTTTGATGTTAACGACCTTGAGGATTACGAAGTCCGTCCCGAGACCCTACAGGTCTATATCCCCATAGACCCTGCCCGCTCAATGAAAAAGGACTCCGCTAATACAGCCATGCCTGTTATAGGCATCGACTACGCTGGCAATAAATACCTACTGGACGGCTACGACCATAAAATGCCCCTCATGGAACGCTGGCAGCGTATGAAAGAGCTTTACCTTAAATGGCGGGATGAGCCTGGGATACAGGGGGTGCATGTAGGATACGAACGGTACGGGGCTATCGCAGACTTGGATTACTTTGAAGAGCGTATGAGGGTGGAAAGGGTCAGTTTCCCCATTACAGAGCTTGAATGGCCTAGGGACGGTAGCGCTTCAAAGGTAGACCGGGTACAGCGGCTAGGCCCTGATTTACGGTCCCACAGGTTCTACATCCCCTATCCCACCGACGAAAACCGCTATACTAAGACACAACATAAGATGGTAGAATCAGGCTACGAATACCGTATATCCCAGCCTATTAAGCGCAGGGATGAGAATGGGAATATGTACGACCTGACGGAACGGTTTAAGATGCAGGTTAATTTTTTCCCTCTAGGTGGGTTAAAAGACCTGATAGACGCTACGAGCAGGATATACGACATGGCTCCGACTGCGCCTATGTACATTGATGAATCTGAACTCGAACCTGATGTAGTGTGATTCAAGGACAGACATATGGCATGGCGCGGTGGAAGTAAACAAGGCTACCCGGTGACTTACCGGCAATTCTCGCTTAACGAGATGGTCCGTAGGGCATGGGGACCGGAGTTTAGCGCACCTGACCACGGCATTTACCGATTCAGCAACAACCGTAAATATGATTCTACCGACCAAGGAACTACGGGGTTCTATAAAAAGCCGTGATAGAGATACTTGAGAAAGGCACACCCGAAGAACAGTCCCAAGAGGACTTAGCCGTCCAAGTCGGTCAGGCATTGAACAAACACTATCCCGCCCATCCTTGGGTTGTTTCATTCCAAGGTGGAGCTTTAATCATCCGTCACCTAGCTATCGCTAATCTCATGTGGGGCGCTATCGGACGGGATGGGTTTGGGGCTGTGATGAACCCCAAGAAGCTCGGTACGCCGACCAGTGTAACCCAGTCCGCCGTAGAGTTTGGCGGTATGTTACTTGAGAACTTCGGTTTACCTAGAGGTAAATGGGACGGTAGAGACCCTGTACTGCCTGCTAGGTATCGCTATAAACAGGATGGGAGCTTTAACTGATGCCTGTATCTACTCCATCCAGAACCCAACCGCCGAGTATCGAAGACCCTAAACAGGGCGAAGCTGAGCTTTGGACCTTGGGTAAAGAGGGTAACGACGAATCCCCCCAGGAAAAGACGGACTGGTGTAAACGCGCTAAGGACGCTTATCAATTCTCCACTAGTTATGTTGACTCAAACTATCGTAACCGGTGGGAAGACTCCATAAACGCCTTTAACAGCGTCCATTCACAAGATTCAAAGTACAACACCGAATTATTCCGTAAACGCTCCCGTATCTACCGTCCGAAGACCCGTTCCATCATCCGTAAGAACGAGTCTGCTGCGGCTGCGGCTTTCTTTTCAAACCTCGACCGCACAAGCATAACCGCCGGAGACCAGTCCGACCCCAAACAGAGACTATCTGCCGAGGTCATGCAGGCCATACTTCAATACAGACTTACCAAGTCAATACCGTGGTTCCAGATTGTCCAAGGAGGAATACAGGACGGTCAGGTACAAGGTGCAGTAGTCGCACATATCTACTGGTCTTATGTCGCAATCAACAAGGACAAGGGACAGGTAGACGTAAAGGAAGATAAGCCTGTCGTAGACCTGAGACCCATCGAGAATATCCGCTTCGACCCTGCCGCGTCGTGGATAGACCCCATCAATACGTCACCTTATCTGATTGACCTCATACCGATGTATGTGTGTGATGTTAAGGCCAGGATGAATAGACCCGACCCTAAAGGTAAGACCTGGAAGCATTACGACGATTCCATCCTGTTTAACTGCATGGGTGAGGATGACGGGACGAGACAGGCACGAAACAAGGGTCAGCAGGACGCGACTAAACAGAACCGTCCTATCTCAGACTATGACGTTATCTGGGTACACCGCCATATCCATAGAAACAACGGCGAGGAATACGAGTTTTACACTCTTAAGTCAGAGTACATGCTGACCGACCCGGAGCCTTTAAAGAACAGCGTATTCCACGGCCAGAGACCTTATGTGCTTGGTGTAGTAAATCTTGAGACCCACACGGTACTGCCTTCGTCCATTCCGATGATGGCGAATGGACTTCAGGAGGAGATGAACGAGAACGTCAACCAGCGACTGGATAACGTCAAACTGGTGATGAATAAACGGTATTTCGCTAAACGGGGTAAGAACGTTGACCTTGCGTCTCTAGTCAGAAACGTTCCCGCTGGTATCACTCTCATGGACGACCCTACCGGGGATGTTCAGGTAGTGGATTATCAGGACGTTACCCAAAGTGCCTATCTCGAACAGGATAGGCTCAACATGGACTTTGACGAGCTATTAGGTAACTTCTCCGCTGCTGCGGTGCAGATGAACAAGCCCGGACAGACTTCTACCGGGATGATGCTGGCTCAGGCCCCGGCGAACCTTCTCACTGAATACATGCTAAAAACATACGTTGAGACGTTTGTGCAGCCTGTACTACGTCATATCGTCATGCTTGAACAGCACTATGAGACCGATAACACAGTGATGTATCTAGCCGGAAAGAAAGCCCAGGTATGGGAGAAATTCGGGGTAAACCGCGTCACCGATGACATGCTGGAGCATGAAGTCACTGTAACGGTGAACGTAGGCATGGGAGCGACCGACCCTGTAGCCAAGCTGCAACGCTTCGGGTTTGCTGTAAATCTTCTTATCGGTATCGCAAAGTCCAAGATGGCAATCCCATTCCTACAGTTACAAGAGATTGCCAAGGAGATATTTGGGCTTTCCGGGTATCAGGATGGTACACGGTTTATGTCTGACCAAGACCCCGACAAGGTACAGGCCCAAGCTCAGGTCATGCAGCTTATGAATCTGGTTAAACAGATGCAGATGAAGCTCAAGGACAAGTCCGACGCCAACATGGCGAAGATTCAGGTCGGGAGAGAAAAGAACCATAAAGACCTTATCATCCAGGCCATGAAGAACGACCACGACCTAAGCTCCATGTTTGCGGATTACATTTTGAACATGGGCAAAGAACCACAAGAACCGCAAGGCGGTAACGGTCAGGCTCCCACGGTCCAATGAATATATGCTAAAATATACGTAAGTTATGCTAGATAATGCACCCGACCAGGAAGAGCGCCTACTAGCCAAAGACCCGCTGTTACGTGTGGCTGTGTTTGGTGAGCAGGTCCGTAACTTCCTTGAGACCGACATAGGCGACTACCTGTTAAAACAGGCCGAGTATGACGCCCGCGAGGCGATGGACAAGCTGAAACACGTCTCCCCTTGGAGACGCCGCAAGATTCAGGAATTGCAGAACGATATCCGGGTAGCGGAAAACTTCCTTACATGGCTTGCGGACGCCTTACATTCAGGCGAACAAGCTAAACAACAGCTAGAGGACAGGTAAATGGCAAAGAAAGAGCCGGTTCAACAGTCAATCAAGCTCGAAGACCCCAAGCAGGAATTGCATGTACGGGATATCGGCCCTGCCGTGGGGAATCAGAATAAAGACATGATTGACCGTCGCAACATGATTGCCGACGCTGCCGATACCATCCGTGCGCAGGAATTCACTGAACCCGACGGCGGTACTCCTCCCGACGATACTCAGGTGGACGATGTTCCACATGAAACACACGCCGAGGATGAGGATAAAACCGAGGTCGTAGATGCAAAACCTAAAGCAGAAACAAAGACTTACAAGATTCCCGTCAACGGCAAGATGCGGGAATTCACTGAGGACCAGTTGATTGCTTCTGCCTCTAAGGTCGAATCTGCCGACGAGTACTTGCGGTTAAGTAAAGAAAGTGCTAAAAACTGGTCAACGGAGGCTCTATCCCAAAAGGACGAACCCTCCACGGTAGAGGAAGACTACCGCGCCTTAGCCAAGGCGTTACAAGTAGGCACAGAAGAGGAGGCTGAACAGGCACTCCGCGACTTAGTGGAAAAGACCACTGCGAAGCTATCCAAGACTCCGGACGTTTCGCAGGTCGTGAGAAGTGAACTGACGCTCCGTGATGAACAGGCCAAGTTTGAGGATGAGTTCAAGGACCTGAAGGCCGACCCGAATCTCTGGAAACTGGTTATGGACAAAGACCTAGAGTTGTCCAAAGCAGATGCAGAGACTCCCTACAGCGAGCGGTGGCGTAAAGCCGCAAGTGAAGTCAGGGATTGGGCTAAAGGGTTCAAGACTATACCGACAGACAAGGCCGCACGGAAGGCCCAAGTCGCACCCGTACCAACCGCCGCCAGTAGACAATCTGCGGTCACGGAAGACGAAGGGCCTGACGATTCAACCTACATCCAGCAGTTAGCTGAGAAACGTGGGTTGGGTCGTGCGATACGCCACTAGGCAGCCGACAATAAAATAAGTCGGCTCCTAATAGGAGTCGAATCATGGCCGGTCAAGTATGGGCGGTTAATAGCCTGGGTGGCTATTTGTATTCCCGCCAACTCTCTAACGTCCTCCGCATGGCAGTGCAGCCGCTGGTTAAGTTCCGGCAGTTCTCTGACGTGCATGACATTTCCCAGCAGGGTAAGAAGAAGGGTGACACGTTCACCTGGGACGTGGTTGCTGACGTAGCAACGCACGGTACTACCCTCGTTGAAACCAATACGATGCCTGAGACCAACCTGACCATCACTCAGGGAACGCTCACCATCACTGAGGCGGGTAACTCCGTCCCCTACTCGGGCAAGCTGGATAACCTTTCCAAGTTCCCCGTCGAAGATATCATCAAGAAGGGCCTCAAGAACGACGCAGTTAAGACCTTCGACGTCTTGGCTTGGACGCAGTTCAACCAGTGCCTTCTTCGAGTGATTGCATCTTCGGGTACGGATACCTCCGCCATCCAGTTGTACACGAACGGTACTGTCACAGGTACTAACAACGTCGCGTACAACAACAACCACGCCAAGTCCATCGTGGACCAGATGAAGGAACGCAACATCCCGGCCTACATTGCCGATGACTATTACGCGATTGCTTGGCCTACTACCTTGCGTACCTTTAAGAACAACCTGGAAACCATCCACCAGTACACCGATACCGGCTTTAACCTCATCATGAACGGTGAAATCGGTCGGTACGAGAACGTCCGCTACATCGAGCAGACGAACATCGCCAAGGGTACGGGCACGGACGGTTACACCACGACAGCCTGGACCAACAGTAAGTCTGACTGGATTTTCTTCTTCGGTAACGACACGGTTGCTGAAGCCATCGCCGTACCCGAGGAGATGCGAGGCAAGATTCCGTCTGACTACGGCCGGTCTAAGGGTATCGCATGGTACTACCTTGGCGGTTTCGGAATCGTGCATAACAGCACGTCCGCATCCGGCAACGTCCGCATCGTCAAGTGGGATTCGGCTGCTTAATTTAAGGGAGGCTCCGGGGACCTTCTCCCCCGGGGCCTTATCCCTAAGAACGCTGGAGAGGTCAGCAGGAGAATTACATGTCTACTAAATCAATGTCCTACGACCACCCGACATATACGGCGGTGGATAGTTTCGACGGTTCCGCTACGGGTAACGCCGGTACTACGACCAAGTTTGTGGCTTTCACCGCCATGCTTATCAAGAGTGCAACCCTTAAACCCACGACTGCCGGTACGTCTAACGACGTGTCGTCATTCATCCAGATTTCAGGCACGACCACGACCACTACTGCTATAGCCACTTTCGGTTCCGGTGCTACCACGTTTACCAATGTGGCCTTTGCTACCGCTCCGAGTCTTGCTCAGGGCGATACGTTCTATGTGGTGAAGGGTACGGACGCCACGGCGGTAATCTCCGCGTCTCTGGAGAGACTGGTGACTCCGGGCGCTAGTGTGACAACGTGAGGAAGCCTACTGGTAAAGCCCTGGACTATACTGCGGGTATCATGGGTAAAGAAGACCCTGAGCCTAAGAATATGTTTGGGAATGACAATATGAGACCCAAGGCTCCGAATCCAAAGTATCTCAAGAAAGTGAAAGGAGACAAACCGTGAAGAAGCCAGATGAAGGTGTTTTGCCGACCAGTGGTGGGCAGTCCGAAAGCAAGTCCGGTGTCAAGGACACGGGTTACATAGACAAGAAGGGAACCCCCTCGGGCGAAAAGGCCATGTTCAACTATCTCCCTCCTGGTACTGATATCGACAACCAGGAATGCGCTGATATCCGCGACCTCCCCATGAAGGATTACACGGGCGGTCTCGGGTATAAGGGCGATGGGTGGACCTAATGGGTATCGTACAGGAAAAGTTCCAGGTAGAGTTTCCTGAACCCTCGCAAAACGAAACCTGGGTATCTGATAAGTCCGCTCGGGTAGCGAAATCCCCGGCTGGGATGCTTAACCGCCTCCCTCCGGGGAGCGATATCACCGACCAGGACGAATCCTATCAGCCTGCTTTCAGACAGGCGTTTTCCGGCGGGTCGGATAATGACGTTACCCCGGACAACGATTCTCAGTCTCTAAAGCAGGGATTCTCACGTAAGAAGATGCGGGGTACTGACGATATGTACACCCGTGAGCATAACGATGCCTTCTACGATGAAATCACCGTGGATGGTCAGACGGGCTTTGTGGAACGTAACAACGTCCTGGATAGAGAGTAATGGCCCCTACGTGGTAACGGGAACGGGACAGGCAATTAACATCTTGTGGGACTAATGGTAAAATCAGGTTATTGAGGAGGGCCAATGACCTGGAGAAAAGACGACCCCCAAGGCAACGAAGGCTTTAAAGTACGATGGGAGATAGTCCGCTGGACGAAGGGTAGGGGCCTGGATATAGGCTGCGGACCCCAGAAGACCTTTCCGCATTTCATCGGCGTAGACAACAACATAGACGCCGCTATCTTCAACATCCCCGCAAAACCTGACGTCTATGTAGATAACGCAAACGATTTGTCTGTGTTTTCATCCGAGAGCATGGACTTCGTATTTTCCTCCCATCTTCTTGAACACTTCCCCTATGAGGAAGTCCCTAAAGTACTCAAGGAATGGTTCAGGGTACTTAAACCCAACCGCCATCTTGTACTTTATCTTCCTGACGAAGACGAATATCCCAAGGTAGGCGAACCTAACGCCAACCTAGACCATAAATGGAACGTCAACAAGGACAGACTCCTTGAAGCCATGAAGGGTCTTAATTGGGACCTTATCGACTACCAGAAGAGAAACAAAGGTAACGAATACAGCCTTTATTTCGTCTTCAAGAAGATTGGTAAAGGACAGTATCAGTCTTGGAATAAACCTAAACCCGCTAAACGCGCTGCGGTAGTGCGTTACGGAGCTTATGGCGACCTTCTGCAAGCCTCTTCCGTCTTTTCAGGACTGAAGAAACAGGGTTATCACGTCACTGTTTACTGTAGCCCTCCGGGGATGGATGTAATCCTTCACGACCCCAACATAGATGATTTTTACATTCAGGATAAGGACCAAGTTCCAAATCCCTATCTACAGGAATTCTGGGACCACGAATCAAAGAAGTACGACAAATGGGTGAACCTCTGTGAATCAGTAGAGGGTACGTTCCTTTCCATCCCAGGACGGACCGCGCATTATTTCCCCCCGAAAGCCCGTCACGAACTGATGGACTTCAATTACATAGAGTTCGCGCACACTATTGCCGGTCTACCCCACGACCCGCAGATGTATTTCTATGCCACTCAATCAGAGATTGAATGGGCCAAGAAAGAACGCTCCAAGATGGGTGAGTATGTAATCATGTGGGCTCTCGCGGGCTCTTCAGTCCACAAGACATGGGCAGGACTGGACCAGACCATAGCTTCCATAATGATTGAGTTCCCCAACGTAGATGTTGTCTTGGTAGGTTCTACCGAGGCCAAGATACTCGAACAGGGATGGGAGAAAGAGAAACGTGTCCATCTAAGAAGCGGTGTGTGGAACATACGGGAAACCCTGGCTTTCCAAAAAACTTGTGACATGGTGGTAGGACCTGAGACGGGAGTTTTAAACGCCGCGTCTCAACTATCTATCCCTAAAGTAGTCTTCCTGTCCCATTCGACTGAAAAGAACCTTACTCGGGACTGGACGAATACCTATTCCCTAATCTCTAAGAACACCACTTGTCCAGGAAGAGGGAATAACGAGGCCCCCGCGTGTCACCAGTTGCACTATAACTGGAACTTCTGCAAACAGGTGAAGGAAGGATGGGGGAACGGTACATCACAGTGCCAGACCGACATATCCGGTGTAGAGGCATGGGAAGTGATTAGGACCGCTATCCGTAAGAGGATGGAGAAAGCCGCGTGAGTACATCGGGCACATATAACTTCTCCGTAACCAGGGACCAGTTGATAACTGATGCCATGCTTAACCTTGGTCTATTGGGAGAAGCTGAAGTACCCACGGCACAAGAAATAACTGACTGTGCCTTTAAACTTAACATGCTGGTAAAACAATGGATGGGGTTGCAAGACTTCGCTCCCGGCCTAAAGATGTGGTCCAGACAGAGAGCGGACTTGTTTCTATCCTCCACTAAATACCAGTATTCAATAGGTCCTTCTGGAGACAATTGGGCCGCTGGATTTACCGCAGGTTCGGGTAATTTTGGACAGCAGCAGTTGACGGCTAATGCAGTCTCTACGACAACCCTTACTTTCGGTTCGGGTAACTTGGGTAATTTCACCGTCGGAGATAACCTAGTCATACAGTTGGACTCGGGGGATACATTCTCCACTACCGTATCCACTATAGGTTCCAGCACTATCACTATCGCTACTCAGGTGCCTTCCCAGGCTTCGACTAATAACTACGTCTGGAACTACACCACTAAAGGACAGAGGCCGTTAAACATCGTCACGGCGCTTCTACGGGACATAAACAACAA